CGACGGAGACGAGTTTGAAAATGATCAAGAAATAGGGCCCGAGGATTTCTTATCCTGCGGTCTTCCCCTCTCTGATCGACTCGTCCTCACTGATTGGGCACGCTTTCCCTATTGGTTCGAGGAAGTACGCTTCTATGATCTTACAGGTGAGTCGGTGACTGACCATGCCAAATAAATCCCCCGACCTCTCCATTGCCATCCCATATGCCTTAGGGTGTTATTTCACCCATAAAGCTGCGGATGGTTCTCTGACTCCGAACGGAACGTGGCCGCAGGAGAACGGTAATGCCACTCTTGTGAAGACCTATGGGTATAATGTACCCGATTGGAAATCCAATATATGGCAATGTACGTCTGCTACGTCCTCGCTCTTCGTTGAAGACAAGAGAGTCCTGCGGAAGCCCGGTATTAATACTGTGTACTACAAAACACAGTACTGGGCTATCCGTGGTCAGTGGGACAGGGAGGAGGGTGACTTGATCACGTTTTCGTGGCCAAGCTATTATACATGGTCTAACACTGAAGTCGCTGCACGCTCCAAGTTTCTTAAGAAAGCCCGAGGATCCAGCCCTGTTTTTCAGGGCGGGGTCTTCTTGGGCGAACTCAAGGAGACGTTGGAGATGCTCAGGAATCCCGCTAAAGGTCTTTGGGATGGACTACACGATTATCATCGGGCAGCTAAGAAACTGCTCGGTGAGAACCGATTTACCCGCGTAAAGAAACGCAGGCCCGGGATCGTGAGACCTACTAAAGACGCACTGGCGAACCTTTGGCTTGAAAATGCGTTCGGGTGGCAGCCCCTTATCTCAGATGTTAAGGATGCTGCTACCGTTCTAGCGACTTTGCTAGAGGGGCGCCCTTTCGAGTGCGTGCCCGTAAAGGGTGTGCACAAGAACGAGAGCTCCAGCATTAGTACCGTAAGTGGCTCGCCATGTGGCGGGACTTACGGGAACGTTAGTGAGATAGAGTATTATCAATCTCACTTAGTCAAGTACAAAGGCGCTGTAAGGATTGAGCCTCTTAAACCGTGTACCATGAATCCTAGCCTCTTAGGCTTTGGATCATGGAGGGATTTTGTCCCTACGATTTGGGAGTTGATACCTTACAGCTTCCTGGTCGATTACTTTCTCAATATTGGAGAGGTAATCGATGGTTGGGCCGATCAACGAACGCATTTAGCATGGGCGTGCAGGGTAGAACAGTGGGTCGCTTATAAGCGAATCCTACGGCAATACCCATGGACGAATCCATCTTTTGCGTATCTTATCGACCATGCCACCGTGCAAGCGCAAAAGCTGATTAAACGCTCTCGGAAGGTTACGAGGTCCGCTGTGGACCCCACGACCTTGGCCACCGGTCTTTACTTCCGGATTCCTGGCCTCGGGTTAAAGTGGCTTAATATCGCCGCTTTAGCATCCTTGCGTGTTTGATTAGACAAATCCATCAATTCGTCTTTTGACGAGGTAACGGAAATGTTTTCTCCGAGCAGTCCAATCACTGGTGGGGCCCAGACTAATCTGACCAACCCCACCTATTCCTTTGTGTCGGATGTGGCCCCGGATGATAATGGCAAACAGTATGCAATCACCTCTTTAGGTGGTACGCAAACTGGTGTCACGACCCATTCGGTTTCATCTCCGTTCACGTTCACTGGTATTAGGCCGCGTGTCCTTCAAGGACTAGGCGTTCCGAACCCTGTGACGGGAATAATCGCTCGCATCCCCCGGAATGTATGGACGTATCTCACCCGTAAGGGTGTCACGCCCCTCGCTGGTCAACCTATCTGCAATCTCCTGATTGAGACCAAAGTGTCGGTCCCTGCAGGCGCAGATTTGGCTGATCCCGCGAATATCCGGGCGGCTCTCTCCGCTCATATTGGGTTGTTAAACCAGGTGAGCGCTGGCGTCGGGGACTCAGCTGTTCTCGGGATCCTTTAGTGGGTCCTTATGACAGTTGGTTGGCGAAGATAGCCTACTGGCTAATCGTCGTTCACTTCGTCCTCGATGCAGTGATGCAGTATGTCGGAATTCCGACCCTTCATCACTAGAGTTACTTCTGTGCGTTCTTGGAGGTGCCTTATGAGCAATTGCTCTGATGCTCTTTTCCAATGTCTTCATAGAGACCTGGAGCATTACCTTGTTCCCGTTGGCCAAGGCCATCGGGACTGGATTGCTCCAGATTCCACCGTCGAGGAAGTAGCCTGTTGGAAGCTTTTGAAGTCCATATCGTCTAAGAATGTTGACGAGGTGGACCCAAGCGCCGATCGGGCTGCTCTCGATAAGTTTCTCCTCACTAATGAGGAAGTGGGGCGGTGGGAACTCAAACCCGAGTGGATGTGGCAGGAAGAGTTGCTTGGTGAGTTCAAAGCTGAACTCTACCGCTTCTTCTATCCTGATCACTGTACACCACTCATCCCGGATACCTATAGTTTTCTGCAGTATGCAGATACGGGTCCGGGTGCTGCACAAGGAGCGACGGGTCAGGACTTCTATACGAAGTTCTTCTCCTCTCCCCTGACAGCAACGTCTGAGACACTCTATGCGATCTTTGATCGGCACATTCGCACCTATGACAAGGTTTGGGCTGAAGCCGAAGACATAAGGCTCCAGTCCTTTGCCAAGGTGTTAATAGTGCAAGAGAGCACACTCAGCTTCGCTCCGAAGAACCAGATGGTTTCTCGGGTGATTGCCGTTGAGCCCAGTCTAAATATCTATTTACAACTTGGGCTAGGCAAACTTT